CATCCATTGCTCCTGCTACTCCACCTTGCATAGTTTTACCTGAAAGTAATCCACTAGCTAAATTAGCTAAGAACATTAAACCAGCTTGTGATCTTCTACCTTCATTTAATTCTCTTTGGTATTGTTTTGCTTTTTCAATTAACTGTGATGAATATTTTTTACCATTAACCGAACCTGCATCAGTAATAGATAAATTACCTGTAGGTGTTGTTTTTCCAGTATTATTTTTTTGATCAACAACTTTGTTAGACATTCTACTGTCTTCGTTAGCAGGTGGAGGTGTTGTAGGGATTGGATCTGCTCCACCACCTTGTCCTCTCTTCATATCATTTTTAACAACTTTATCTAAATCAATTTTACCACCTGTTTCATTATCAGGTAGTGTAAGATTATCCACAACACTTACTTGTCTTGCTTCAAATCCTGGTCTTTGACCTCTGTTTACTTTTCTATCTTCTAAAGTGTCCTTCTTTTTAATTTTTATATCAGGCATTGGTGGCTTTGTTACAAAAGGCATATCTCCTGCACTGTAAGGCATTTCTCCTTCAGCCATTGTTGCAGACTGTTCTTGTTTAAATCTTTCATATTCTTCAGGTGACATAGCTGCAATTCTTCTTTTTTCCGCAGCACCCGCTTTACCTAAACCATATAATGCATAAAGAGTTCCTAAACCTAAAGCTTGTGGACCTGCTCCCATTCCCATCACAGTAGCTGCTCCTGGTAATTTAGTTGCACCATAAGCGGCACCTAATGCTGTAGGGTATTTTACATAAGGGTTTTCGATTCCCATTTTTTCTTGTGCAGATAAAGCCGCATCAAAACCTAACATACCTGGTAAACTTACTAAAGGACCACCATAAGTTTTAATTCCTCTTCCTATTCTTTGTGCGTAAGGCACCATTCCTCTAAAAAAACCTGGTTGTTTAACAACCATTGGAACTCTATTAGGATTATAAGATGTTGAACCACCTACAGGCATTCCAACCATTGTTCCTACTTGTGCACGGATAGGTTTAAGCACACCTTTTTTAAGAGCTTCTCTTCTAAATATAGGACGATTTAAAACTTTGTTTAAAGACATTACACCTGCCCTGGTTGTTTCGCACCTTGGAATGCTGCAAATGCTCCTATACCTGTTCCAACAGCTTGTGCAAATGGACTTGTGCTTGGAGCAGTTCCCATTGTGATACCTGATTGAGTTTTAGGTCCTGCTGCGTACAAGTTAGCTAAAAACTCTGCTCTTTGATACGGTTCATATTGTTGTTGTAAAGTTGTTTGTCTTTGAGCATCAAGCGCTTGTTGTGCTAACTGTCTTTGTAAACCACCAGCAGCCATTAACTGATTAATATCAGCTTGAGCCATTTGCTGTTGACCAAGACCCATTTGACCTAATTGCTGACCAGCAGCTAAACCAACTTGTTGTTGTCTTTGAGCTGCACCTAATGCAGTTTGAAATCCTTGACCTAAAGATTGACCAATAGTAGATAATGTTCTTCCTTGAAGTTCTGCTTGTTGCACACCTTCTCTACCACCACCAAAAGCACCTGCTCCAATAGCTTGTGCACCTAATTGGTTCTGCATCATTTGACCCTGTCTTGCAATTTCATCAGTGACATATTGCTGATATGGATTTAAATATTGACTAATTTGTTGCTGTCCAATAGGTGCTGCTGCTCCTAAAATTTGCCCAATACCTTGTTGTACAGTTCCTGCTCCAACACCAGTAGTCCCTGCAGCAGTAATTCCTTGTTGTTCTAAACCAGATAAAGGTGCAACTTGAATATCAGGTAAATTAATAGGTTGTTGCGCTACCTGACGCGCAATGTCCATCAATTCTATTTTACGTTCTTCAATACCTGGTGCTTCTCTAACAAACGATGTTTGTGTTGTAGGTGTTGTAGGTTGTGATGATCTTCCGCCAAAAAAACTCATATTATATCCATTTCTCTAGTTGTACATGTTTTTTCTTCCATCCCCATTTTTTAGAAACTTTTTCCCAACCGGGTCTAGCCATGATACTTAGTCTTTTACATTTATTCAATTGTGCAAATTCAGTTACATTTTGTATTAAAGAATCTTCCCACAAATCTCTTCTTTTGCCTGTGCAAATAATTATTTCATATTGATTGTAATTAGGCATAACACCAATACGACCAATACAAATACCAAAAACTTTATTTTCTTCTGATTCATCCGAACCAAACATAATCCAACATTGCATCATGTCTTTCTTTAATTCTTGTAGTACCCAAGAAGAATCAGCATACTTACCTGAAAATACTAATGCTTCAGCAACCATAAATTCTGCTAAGGGCCAAAATCTTTCAATATCTTTTGGCTCGATTGGTAAGATACTTACTAATGGTTTAATTTGCTTTTTGTTTGCTGTTGCCATTTTTCTCCTCTAATAAATCAAAAACTCTTTTAAATCTTTTTTGTTGTTCATAGAAGTATTGGGCACCTTTTTCTCGCATATCTTTCATGCTATTTGGATTTGCTCCAGCTATGATACCAGCACCTAATACTCCATCTGCTCTTGTTACAAACTCTCCGTCTGCTAATTGAGCTAACATTGTATCCTCGTCCTTGTCTCCGTTTCCAGATCCGTCCTCTACATAACCTCGTGCTCTAACATAATTGTTAGCATCATCTTCGTCATGAGAAACTTTTGATGGAAGATAGTTTATACCACCTTCATTAAATTTTCTTATCTCTGCTAGTCCACCAGTTTTTAATCTTGTTTTTGTTAAACTATAAGGACCCATTGTTGGTTGTCCTCTTCCTTGTTCTTCTGGTGCGTAAACTTTTTCATATGCTTTTTCTTGGCCAGTTGTAGGGTCAATATATGTGTATCCAGGTCTTTGTTTTTGTAATTCTAAATAACTCATATTGTAACCAGGCATATAAATATCTGTTGGTCCTTGGTCAAAAGCACCTAATGCGTAAGGTACTACCGCTGCTAATCCTGCAACTTTAAATGGATCATAACCTCCATATCCTGAATCAGTTTTCTTTTTTAGAAGAATATCTAATAGTTTTGCTTTTTCAGGATCTGCTGACATCGCAACTCTTGGATCCCCAATTAATTCACTCATCTGTCTACCAGTTGCACTTGGTGTATAAGGAACTTGTCCTCTTGCTACAGGCATACCAGGAATAGCAGATAATTTTTGTGTTAAAGGCATTGAAGCAAATGCATTTTGTGTTGCTTGACTTCCAAACGCACCTAATCCCGCAGAACCTAAAGTGTAGCCACCATAAGCACCAGTTAATCCACCAAGAATTCTTCCTAATCCAGAAGCTCCTGATTCTTTTGCTCCTCTATATCCTTGATAACCACCCAAAGCTGCTAGTGCATACGGTAAAAATTGTAGCATTTATAAATGTTCTCCTTTAAAGATCTTTAAATATGAAATAATACCATTTTACTTCGGTATTATCAACTCATCTGCAAATCGTCCCTCATAAGAATGTTCGCCAATATGAACAATAGGATGGTCAATATAAGCATGACATTTACCGCCTATATCTTTCCATAATTTACAGAAAGAAAAGTCTTCTCCCATATAGGTTTTACTTACAGGATCATGGATACAATCAAAAAAATTCCACAGGTTAGGTCTATCTACATACTCACCATTTATAACTGACTTTTGTTTGATATATTTATCAGGGTATTCTTTTATCATTTTCTCAATCACTGACCGTTTGATTAACATACATCCTGTTGGACTATGAGTTACTTCCATTACACCATCTTCTACTACTATATCATTGTGGTCGGCTACTTTCATTGGATAAGTATTAAAAGATTTTTGTAAATCCTTTACAGTTTTAATTTTACCTTCTTTAATTCTACCAAGAGCTTTATCCCAACGGATGGTTTTTAATGGGTAAGGTATAGATATTACATCTTTATCTCTTTTTATCATTTCAAATATTGATTCAGCATGAAAATAAATATCAGAATCAATAAATAATAAGTGTGTATAATTACTATCTAGAAAAGCTGCTACACAAAGATTTCTACCTTGTGTAACTAAAGATGATTTTAATAATTGAAAAGTAACATTTACTTTCTTTTCTAACGCCATTTTTTGTAATTCAAGTAAAGCTTGCGTGTAGTGAATAGAACATTCACTATGTACTGGGGTTGCAACAAATATAGAATATGATGCTTTTTGTCCGGTGGCCGGTTTCCATAGTGGAGTAATATTTTTCTCGTAAGGTTGTGGCGCTACTTTTAATTCTTTTAATGTTTGATAAGTATCTGCGTTAACGTAAGTTTTGCTTTCGCTCATTAATTGCTCCTCGTAAAAAACTCTCCCACTCCATTCCTTTTTTTTGCCAATTGTAAAATCGTTTATAAAACTTTTGTTGTTCTTCTAAATGATCTTGAATAAAATCTTCATGTAAATAACTTGCCGCAACTTCAATCGCTGCTGCCGTATCTCTAGCCATAGCTTCGTAATTTGTATTGTAAGTAACGTACACTGGCCACTCTGCACAAGTTTCATATAAAGCACCAAAGTTATTTGTAATAACATGAACTCCTGCTGCAAGTGCTTCTAGTGCAGATACACAAGAGGTTTCTTCAAAGATACTTGGGTAAACATATAAATCATAATCCGTCATATGTTCTAAGATGTATTCATTGGGTTTATAACCTATGTAATTTACATTTGGTAGTTGTTGAGCTTGTTCATATAAAGGTTTAAATTGTTCATCATTATGTTGTTTAAAAGCATCACCGTAAACTTGAGTAGAACTATATACATCTAATGTAATATTAGGATTTTTAATTTCTTGCATAGCTCTTAACATTACGTTTAGACCTCTCCAAGGAGTATTATGATGTAATATTTTTATAGGCTCACCCTTTTTATATACTTTTCTTTTTGGAAAATTGTTTGTACCATTCTTAATAACTACAGATCGCTCAGTTGGTATATCAAAGAAATATCTAAATTTTTCATAGTTCCAATGACTATTAAATACGTACCAATCATATTCTTTGTGTCTTGATTTGTTACCAAAAAACTCTTGAAGGTTTGGTTGATCCCAAGAATTTTTTTGCCATAGTATATTTAGTTTATTAGGATCTATTGAAACTTTACCAGGAATGGAAGTACAAATTTGTACTTGATCTAATAGTTCTTTTGGAACATGCTTATACAGCATTTCCATTTGTATTTCAGTAGCGCCTCTTGGTTGCATCTACTGGGTTTTACCAGATATGTTTAGAGAAGCAATAGTAATTCTTTGGTTTATTTGTAGATCATCCACAGTAGTGTCAGTATTGGGATCAGCAACATCAGAATCAAAATCATCTTTGGAAGCATATTTTTTATTTGTCCTTTTGTTTAATATTTCTTCTTCTGTTTTTGCAGGCAATACCGGAACTTCTTTACCATTTATTATTACAGTTTTTGTCATACCCGTCCTTGTCGTTTATATTTTTTTATACTACGTTTTTCGTTTTTATTCAATCGCTTCTTGTGACGACCTGGACGCTTACGTGGTTTTGGTCTAGGTGTAAATTCTTTAAATTTTTGTTTAGCCATTTTGATCTTCTCTTGATATTTCTAGTATAGAACAAACAGCGGTGACATTTGTTGTATTATTTGTTTCTAATAGTAATGAATCACTTTCTTCTAATATTATAGGTCCCTTTGCTAAATTACATATAGTAGGTCCTGTTATATTAGCATAGGCAATCTGATAAGTGGATGAAGCTGAATTATCTGTAATTTTAGCTTTTACAACTTTACTTCCAGATTGATTTGTAACTTGTATGTTTTGTACAATACCTCTGGCATTAGAGGGCGCTGTATATATTGTGACAGCATTTGTGGTAGTTCCTGCAAAGAATGCGTTTTTATATATATTTGCCATTAATATCCATCCTGTACTAATAATAAATCAAATGAAGCAGAAGCAGAAGAGGTAGAACTTGCTAATGCTGAAACATAAATATCTGCTTTTTCTGGTATTACATTGATTGCATTAAAGATAACAGTTGTCTGTCCGCCCCTAACATCTAAAAATTGTTTTGTTTGAAACGCTGCATTAGTAACATTATTATCTCGTTGTATAAATTTAAATTTCATTTCTTGATCTTTACCAGAGGATACATTTATTGATAGTAAATAACCAGTGTAACCTGCAGGTATGGTATATAAACACATTAAAGTTTGACCATTACCTGGAGATATAGTTGCAGCAACATCAACTCCACCTGTATAAGTAACTGTAATTGTACCTTCGTTATTTCCAAAAGATCCTGCTGTTTCTACAGACATTCTAAAAACTCGTAAAAATTGTTGTGTTGTAGTAACTGTGTTTGTACCATCCAAGTCAACAGTTTCTTCTACAAGAGCATAAGAAGAATCAAGTCCTTGTATTCTTAAAGTTCTTGCAGCTGTTCCTACTACATCATCATTAGCATTATCACTGACTACATCAAGAGTAGCTTGAGCCGTTTGCCAAGGATAGTTGTTTCCTGTTTCCCAAATAGTTTCAAAAGAACCTGAACCAATACTAGAATTATATCCAAATTTATTAATCATAGAATAACCAGGAACTTTACCCTGTTGAACTGCTAAATAAAATGGAATGTCATCAACTGTACTTCCACCTGTTATTGGATTTACATTATTACATCCAGACATTAACAAAACCTCATATTAAACCATGCAAATCTTTCTATCTCTTGTTTTAAATCTTCTTGATAAGAAGTATTTAATTGATTTTCAACTGTTTCTAATGCTTGGTTAATTTGCCTGAATCCTTCTGCTGTATATTCTTGTGGTGGTTCAGGTACGTATACGTTTATCTTAGCCATAATTAATTCCTAAAAGCTGAATGTTGTTTAGATGTAACTCCTTGACTTGTTTTTGCGGGGCTAGAATAAGATCTATTTTCACCTCCTCCACCTCTATTAATATCTTCTGCGGTAGGTTGCATATTTAAAATGTTAACTGGAACTGTATTTATTTCTCCTTGAGTGTCTCTTCTGTAATCTCTTTCAGCAGCTTTCTGAGCTCTTTTAGCAGCTAAATAATCTGACATAGTTGCAGATCTTCCTATTAATGTAGATCTTGCTTTAGTGTTTAAATCTTGTAATGCGTTTATTGGATTTGGTATATTCATATCAAAAGGATTCAAAGCTGCTAAACCAACATAAGGATTTACTATACCTTTTAATATATTTCCTTTTAAACCATCTAACCCTATTTTCTTTAATGCATAACTTTTAGCTCTATCTACTAATACATTTTTAGCTATATCTCCTATTGGAGGTAAATTGATACCACCTGTATCTGTTAAATTTAAATCTTGATTTACCATAGGTTGGTCTACAACAGAAAAAGATGGTACGTAACCTTCAAATCCTGGTTGAGCTTGTATTGCAGCTATTCCTGTAGGGTTTTGTGCCATAGCTACATTATTAGCATAATCTCTTAAAAATATTTCATCCATTATCTTCTTCCATCAGGGTTAACATCAGCTCTAAAAGTTCCAAATCTCCATGTTTCATTCAATGCATTATTTTCAATTTTTAAACTAGCTAATCTACCTCTAGCTCTTGTGTCTATTTTTTGTGTACTAGAGTTTATAGTAAAAGGACCTAATTGTGAAGAACTTGCAGTGTCTACTGGATAGTCTTTTAGAAAAATTGTAACAATTGCATTACCTTGTAAATTTTTAAAATCAGGTAAGAATCTACTAAGTCTAAGTAAATATTGACCATCACCATCTGTAGGTAAGTCAAAATCTCCTGATAGAATATAAGCTGCTACAGCAGTTTCACTTCCATCTAATGCTATTTTATTAGTTCCAACTTCATGAGCAAAATAAGTTGATGCTCCAAAAGTATTAGTAGCACCGCTTAAATTATCTATAGAGGGTATTCCACTTATATTATATTCAGTAGCATAAGGAACATCATAGGTAGAAGCATCTGCAAAAGAACTTCTAGATAAACTCATTGTTGCCCAAGTATTCTCAACGTAATTATAAACAACAGATCTATTATTCTGAGTTGATGGATTTCCAGCGGGTGTCCCTGCTGGATAAAACCAAATTATTTCATTAAATAAAGAATTATGAGATGCATAAATAATTTCATTTGATGCATAATTAATTCCAATATTGTTTCCTGATGTAGTAAAAACAAAGTCCTCTACCAAAGATGGTAATAATTTAACTGTACCATCAAATACAAAAAAACCTCCACCTGAGCCCATCCAAAATACTTTACCATCCGCATATACAACACCATGTTGTCCAATACATCCACAATTAGAACCAACTTGTCTTATTGAAAAAGTAAAAGGTGGACCAACAAACTGCATAGTATAAGCAGCGGTATCAGTTAAAATTAAATTATAATCTTTACCAGAAACAGCTGCTACAATTTTATTACCGGTGTCCAGTCTAAATGTTCCTGCGGTATTTACAGAAGTAGGTTGATACACATTATAATTTTCTTGATCACTAAATCTAATAAACATTGGATCTTGTGTAGTTGTATCTCCTATTGTTGTTTCAGTTCCAAGGTGTACAACGTGTCTATCTCTGTCTGATACAATAGTTAATCTAGTTGCAGTAGGTGCACCTGACATAATTACAGCTCTTTGTTCTAATGGATTAGATAAACCTGGATCCCAAACAAATGTTTTACCATCTTTTATAGTTGCTATTAATTGTTCTCCAAAATTATCTAATGACCAAGAACCTGGATCTAAAATTACAGTTGATGAAGTTGTACCACTTCCCCAAGTTAATCGACTCCAAGTTCCTGTACCCCAACCATATCCATAAGTTTGTATTGTCGGTCCTATTTCTT